GCCGACTCTTCACGATCCCCAATGACCTGCTCTTGAAGTTCGCCGCTCACGGTGCCGAGCAGAAGCTGGGTGATGAAACCGCAGGGCTGGCCGAGATCGACGATGCTGTGATGGCTGTGGAACAAAATCCGCGAGGCAGGTTCGGGGTCGGGCACAGGCGGCCTTCTTTTATGTGCATTGGTTCGGATGTATGCTGGCCGCAAAACCAAAGCCGAATTAGCGGAATTTCTTAGCACCAAAACCGACGTGGAGAAAGCAGCATTACGGAAAAATGGGGCAATTGCAGAACTAATCAACACTATCCGCCGAGAGCGTGAGGCGACTGATGATGAGGACAGCATTGACGCTGACGAACTGCTGGCGACACTGAATGATTAAACGCCAGTCCCTCCATGCGAGGGATTGACACCATTTAACGAAATATGATTGGACGTGCCATGACTATCGAAACCCTCATTTCTATCCTAGCCACACTCCCAGCCGGCGCTAGCATACCTATAATCCGTGGGCGCAGAATTCCAGAAATCTTTGCCTCTATCCCTATATCCGCCGGTGAAATCCCAGCCGGATGGCAACGCGCCTATGAACCGAAAGGATATTACCCAGCTGGTACTATGAGGGTAAAGTATATTGGCGAATGACTGAGATACGAATAACACGGAATCCCTCGGAGAAACGGGGGATTTTTTTCGTCCATCGGTTTTGGGGGTGTTGGTCATCATCGGGAATGGCTCCAAAACCGACGCAAACCACCCGCCATTCAATTTTCCGCCCTCAACCCATATCCCACTATCCCCCGGCCAAAACAAACTCAACCACGGCCCGCAAAATCGCCCTCCCCACCATCCCGCCATCCTCCACAGCTGGGCATTCTACATTCCGCACCCCCAGCACCCCCCATCCACCGCCCTCGAAAACCGCCCGCTCTGTGCCTCTACAATACCCCCTGCTATCCTCTCCCGAAATGCGTTTCCCCGGCGGATTATCAATCATTAATCCCTCTGCAAAACTCACCCCCTCTCCCTGCAGCACCCTCTACCAATCTCCCCGGTATAGCCTAGCGTTCCCCCTGCAGTCCCATCTACCGTTCCCTCTGCAGTCATTCTAGTCCGTCTGCCAGCCTCACCCCCGCCTCCCCACCCTTTTTCCTCGTGATGACTCCTTCCTACCATATATGTACTGTCTATTTTTTTTTTTGAGACTACCTGAAGCAATCCCGAGGGGAAACGGGACACGACACGAGGGGATTGGGGGAGAGGCGGAGGTGAGGAATACAGACGGATCAGGAGGACTGCAAACGACACGGCAAACCATACCGCAAACGGCACGCCAAACAGCGCTGGAATGGAGGATAGAGCGCACGGTAGAGGGAAGGAAGGGTTGGCTGGGGATTGACAGCTGCGAGGGGTGGGGATTGCACTGTATTTCCGTCGGCTCGGGGCAATGGGCTGCCACAATTTCACATCACAGCGAGGAGTTTTATCATGCAGTTGACAGAGGATCAAAAGGTTTTACGCGCTATCTGGACTAAAGCGGTTGAGCAAGGGAGGCTGGAAACGCCCGGAATGCCCAAAGCAGCCGCATTCAGGCTGCGGTTTCGGCTTTATAGTGAGGCGAAGAAGATGCGGGAGGAGGCAGTGCATGGGCTGGTGGATGAGCTGCTGGTTGAGGGGATGGGTGGGCTGGTTGTGAGAATGGCCGAGGTGAAGGGCAAGCCCTGGGTGATTAGGATTGAGTCGGGAGCTTCCGCAGCGCTGGGGCAGTTAGCCTCGCAGATGGGGTTGGATGTCAGTGGAGCGGAGGGCCAGCAAAATGCGATGGCATCGAGCCTGCAACGGTTAAAATCGCTCATGGACGGGGAAGATGTGGCGGATTTGGCACAAAAGCCACAAAGTAGTTACGATCCCGATGCGATTGGGGTGAATCCGTTTTACCAGAGGGAAGGGGGACAATAATGCCGATGGGGAAGAGCAGGAGTCCGGATCAATACCCGCTGGGGTTTCATCAGGTTTTGGCTAAAGGTCGGGGAGTTTGGTGGCTGGGGCTGGTTGCCGCGACGGAAGAGGCTGCACAGAGGGAGATGAAAAGGTTTATGTATTTCCGCCGGAGCTTGAGGGAGAATTCATGGCACAGGCTGGCGCGGGTTGAGGCAGAAATGCAGATCGGGTGTAAGGTCAAGCTCAATCCCAATGGGCCGGGGTATGATGTGCTGGTTGCCATACGTACGCGCCGAAGCAAGCCGCTGCCACGGGCGATTGCAGTCACGCCGGAGACGACAGATCGCGAAGTGTTCGATGGCCTGCAAATTTTTCTTTTCAAGGATTCGACGAAAACTATTGACAGATGTCGGTAGTCCGGGCAATGTGATTCCACACCGCAGCGAAGAGGGCAGACCGGCAAGCACCCTCGGTTGCGGTGACATTAAATGCCTGCCACCACTTTATATCAGGAGCAACACATCATGGCTGCAAAAGAAACCCAGATTACTACAGTTACAATGCTTGACGGTCGTATCGTTGACTTTCCGGGCAAGCGCAAAATGCTCAAAGAATCCATCATCCAAGACGGGCAGGTTCAGGTTCGTTTGGACTTCGTGAATGGCGAGAGCCGACTCTTCACGATCCCCAATGACCTGCTCTTGAAGTTCGCCGCTCACGGTGCCGAGCAGAAGCTGGGTGATGAAACCGCAGGGCTGGCCGAGATCGACGATGCTGTGATGGCTGTGGATGACCTGACAGATCGCCTGAATAAGGGTGAGTGGAATGTCAAACGCGAAGCCAATGGCATGGCCGGAACGAGTGTCCTGGCCAAAGCGCTGGTCGAGCACACTGGCAAGACGATTGAGCAGATCAAAGCGTTCTTGGCCACGAAGACACAGGCTGAAAAGAGCGCATTGCGTTCGAATGCGAAGATCAAGCCGATTGTTGAGCGCATCGAAAGCGAAAAGGCTTCGAAGAAGTCCAGCGTTGATACCGATGCGCTGCTGGGTGAGTTGGGCGAATAAGCTTCTAGCGTTGCAATACGAGCTACGGTTTGAGAGTCCGTAGCTGAGCCACCAGCGGCGAGGTCAGCCCCCGGGAGTTTCGGGGGAATAGCTGGAACGGAACCCCTCAGGCCAAGCGGCTTTGAGGGGTTTTTGTTTGCCTAATGAAAACTGAGCCGAAATTAGGCAATAACTTGAGACGTTTCCCCTCGGTATTATGTATGATTAATACCAATGGAAAACACCCCATTTCCCGAAACCTTAACCACTCCCAAGGAGTTCAAAATGACCCAAATCTCTCAAGCCCCCGATTTTCCGATGATTGATGATTTCGAAGAGCTGACCGCGATGCTCAAGCCCGAGCAGGATGCGGAGACAACGCCGATTGATGAGCTGATTGATCTTGATCAGTTGCTGAAGGAATCCGTGCAGGCGCAGGATGCAGACCGCAACATCGCCAGGAGTCGCAAGCTCCTGGCCCGCAAAGACCTCCCGCAATTCGAGCGCGAAGACCTTGAGCAAAGAGTGGCGGAATGGGAAGCCCGGAAATACTGGGAAACGCTGTCGAACGTGGCAGTTTTCCACAAGCAGCATTGCTCATGTGGAGCGGTGCATCGCTTCTTCAGTCATATGATGTACCACCAGCAGCATCGCACGGACAAGCATTGCCAAAGATGGACGAAGGCCACGCAGTTCGTGGATTCGCAAACACGCCTGCAAGTCGCTGCCCTGCCCACAAAGGTTGCTTATCAAAATACAGTCACTCCGGTCTGCCATGAATGTGCGGCGGGGGCTGGGTATGACTTGGATGCAAAGGACTCCCTGAGCTGGGAGATTATTCAATTGTCACAGGAGGTATGAATTATGGCACACTATACAGAGGATGTGAGCGCTGAATTTGCGCAGGTAGTAGAAAGGGCGCAGGAGATACGGAAGGTTATGGCTGACAGGCCTGACCTAAGCCCAGAGCTTAGCATAGCTATTGCGGTGGAGGGGCAGGACTATGCTGAAGTTGCCGCGCTCTACCTTGCCATGTACGCAACGGTGGTCTGATATGAGACAGGGATTGAAGGGAAATCTGCTGCCGGAATCACAGGAGGAGTTTGAGGCTTTGCTGGGTATGGGGGTTGAGGCATTGAAGCACACAGAATGTTTGGTTTGCCGCCAGACCTTCAGCAACGCGAATACGAGTAGTAAATTGGGCTGGGCAGACACGCAGATTGTTGGCTATTGTGAGAGCTGCTACGATAAGATTTTCCAAACAGACGAAGAAGGGGAATGAAATGGCACGACCCAAGTCAGTTATTAGACCAATTGAAATGAGCGTGAGCTTGCCGGAGGATCTTCACGCGCGCTTGAAGCTGGAGTTGTTCTCGGAGCTTGAAGGCCGGGTTCCGCACGGACGGATTAGCCAGCTGTTCACGCTGTTGTTGCGGGAGCATTTTGCGAAGCTGGATCAGGCACAACAAGGAAAGGTGGGTTATCATGGGGAATAGAACAGTCAGTGTATTCTGGCACGATACGGAAGTGGAGCTGGAAGGGGATTTCTTTCCGGGGGTGCCGGCGCAGCTCTGGGGATTGCCGGAGAATTGCACACCGGAAGAGCCAGCGTATTTCGACGCGGAAGGCGCCACGATTGGTGGCGTGGATGTCTGGGATGCGCTTTGCTCCTCGCTGGAAATACTCGATCTTAAAACACTGAGGGTTACGCCTGTGATACAGCGCTTGGAGGGAGAGGCATGCGAGAAGCTGTGCAATGAACCGGAGGATCAGCCATGAGCCAGCAGACCAAAGATGTGATCCGTGCCGCGCAGAATAAGAAGCTCTGGGGTCGCTGGGCCACGGTGGCGTTTTGCTTGAAGCGCGGGATTCCTCGCCGGTTGTTAACCTTGGCTTGTCAATTGGAGGCAGTGAAATGAACCGAGTGCATAGAGTTGAGAAGTTTGTCAGGAATTCCGGGCTGCGGGCAGAGGATTTTGAGAAAGAGCCAGATAGGCTGGTCGAGGCCTGGCAGCTGATCTGGACTGGACTAGGAATTCTGATCGTAGCGGCAGTGGGGTTGGCTTGTGCTTTGTTAAAGTTGGCTGAATGGGGGGTGCTATGAACAACGACCTACTCAGACCGTTCAATCTCGAAGCCGCGAAACGCGGTGAGGAGCTTTGTTGGCAGGACGGACATGCGGTCACGTTATTGGCGGAAGCAGGGAAAGACGGGTATCACGCTCTACGCTTTTCCAGCGGAAATATAACCTTGGCTACGGCTTACTCTCTCTATATGAAGCCACTTTGTTGGATTGAGGGTCATCCTGTATATAAGGGCGATGTGCTGTATTCAGCGCATTCCGGTGATCCCAGAACGGTTAAAAGTATCGAAGACGACAGAGGCGTTTTGATTGTCCGGTATGAAGAAGAAACAGGCTACGTCCATTTGGAAGATTGCACTTGGACAAAGCCCGAACCAGTCAAGAAAACAAGGACGGTGAAGTTTCTGTGCTGGATGACTACCTGCGATTCGCTGCTTTGGCAAGCTGAAGGCTGCCAGCCTTATGCGGGCTATCGGCGCGTCCCGTCTGAGGATAAGACTGCGGAGGTTGAGGAATGAACCAACAAGAAACAATCGACGCACTGGCCGAGCAGAACCGGCTGCTGAAGGAGACGCTGAAGCGGATTAACAAGTACCCAGTTGCCAAAGAAGAGGAACTTGGTTACGTGGGATGTCGGCGTGTTGCTGGCGAAGTTCTATCCCTCCCCGACCTCAGCACCTCGATCCTGAACCAACGGGATGTGAGAACACTGAGAGAAGTGCTGCACAAGCTAGACATAAGGCACTCACAAAGCCGAAATCATTTAGTTAGGTCTGGCATTTCTGTCTGTGCGGCAGACGTTCATCAGATGGCAGCAGAGAAGGAGAAAGCAGCAGATAAGGAGAAACAACCATGAACCGACAAGAACAGCTTGAAGCACTAGCCGAGCAGAACCGGCTGTTGCGTATCGAACTGAGTGACATTGTTAATTGGCATTTGACTGAGAAAGCACCGCTCAGGAAACAGGAGATAAACAGCATTGAAAGGCTTCTTGATTCTCCCGACCTCAGCACCTCGATCCTTGCTGCGCGGGATGCGAGAACACTGAGAGATGCTGCTGAATGGTTCGCTAGTGATGTGGAAGTTATCAGCACTGACTTGGTGGCTAAGTCGCTTCGCACACTGGCAGCAGAGAAGGAGAAAGCATGAGCCTCATTCAGTACAACATCGAAAGCGATCCGACTGAAACAGGGGTATATGCCTGTCGGGTTCCTATGGGCGGGAGCGACTTTTTGCTTGAGGACAAGTTCCTCATGTGGATGAATGGCTCTTGGGGCTACTTGCGTAGCGACCAGAGCTACAGAGGTGACGTGCTTGGCTGGATCGGGCCACTACAGCGAAGGCTGGAAGAGAAGGAGAAAGCACCAGTAGGCGCTCAGGTTGTCGAGCTTCGTCAATCACAAATATTGCACGGGAGGAAGGGATGAATCTCCTCCTCTCCTTATTAACCCAAGCCACGCCGGCAGCCCTCCCCGCAAAATTAACGCTAGTAACCCAGCCGGAAGAGCCTTGCTGGAAGGATCGACGAAATCACAGATACGAAGCTGTGCGGAAAGCTCTTCAGGAAAACGGCCCGCAGAGTGTTGCAATGCTGGCCGAGTTGTTACAAATACCCCGACAAACACTGTACAAAATCATAGTAGTTATGGAAGCCAATGGCATTGTCAGGCGTGGTAGAGGGATTAAAATTAAAGGCTGCCTACGCGGTTGCCAGATATGGAGCTTGAAATGAACACAACAGCAGAGCAAAACATCGCCATCAAAGCAATGATGGAGTTTCTGGAAGACCCCTTGAAGCGCATGTTCGTCTTGGAAGGCCCAGCGGGGACGGGCAAAACCTTCTGCATGTCCGCCTTCGCTGCGCAGGTCAAGGGCCGGTTGATCTTCACAGCGCCGACGAACAAGGCTACAAAGGTTCTCCGCGATACCATCACCACGAAGGACTACAAGCCTGAGTGCTGCACCACGTATTCGCTTTTGGGCCTGAGGATGGAGGCCAATGGAGAGGTCAAGGAACTCGCAACGCCGGACGAAACATTCGACCTGACCAAATACCGCGCTATCGTTGTGGATGAAGGCTCAATGGTCAACAGCTTCCTGATGACCTACATCCGCGCGCAGGCAGACGCCCAAAACCTCAAGGTCATTTTCATGGGAGATCGCTGCCAGCTCCCGCCGGTAAAGGAATCCCGCAGCCCGATCTGGGCGATTGAAGACCGAGCCACGCTGTCCACCATCATGCGGTTTGACAATCAGATCCTGGCACTGAGCAAAACCATCCGGGAATGCCAGAAGATGATGTTTCCGAGAATCACACTCAGGTCGGACAACGCCGATGGTGAAGGCGTGTGGTGCCTCAGTTCCTCCGAATTCCGCGAGAAGATCCTTGAGGAAACCTCTGCGGGATTGTTCAGCCGGCCCAACGGTGCCAAAGCCATAGCCTGGCGCAACCAGCGCGTCCATGAAATCAACAGCTTCATCCGCAAGCGCCTCTTTGCTAACGCCGCCGAGCAGTTCTGGCTACCCACGGATCGTATTACCCTGACCGGCCCTGCGAAGGACTTGAACGGCGAGATCGTGGCCACGACTGACGACGAAGGCACGGTCGAGACAGTTCGGGTTCACCCGCACCCAGGGTTTGAAAATATCAAGGTCTGGTCGCTGGGGGTGCGGTTCGATGACAATCGCTTCGGACAGCTCAATGTCCTACACGCCGATTCCCAAGCCGCCTACAACCGCGAGAAGCAACAGCGAGCGGACGCTGCCAAGATGGAGCGGCGGAAATGGAAATTGTTCTGGGAGTTCTGCGAAATGTTCCACGAAGCGCGGCATGCCTACGCCTGCACCGCACACCGCTCGCAAGGCTCGACTTACGAAAAGGCCTTCGTGGATTACAAAGACATCCTGATGAATCAAAACCGCCTTGAAGCCTATCAATGCCTCTACGTTGCTGCTACTCGCCCGAAGAAGGAGCTGTACCTTGCGTAATATCATAATCCTCCTGCTAGTGGTGTTCGCCTTGGGGACTCAAGTCCTGATCCTCCGCGAACTCCACCAACAAAAGGTTTCACAAAATCCGAGGCAGATCTGTTTGAAACCGGTTGCACCCCTGCCCACCAAACCGCATAATTAACCCTCGGGATAACCCCGAACCACACTGAAAGGAATCAAGATGGCACTCTCACCCGAAGTTCAAGCAAAAGTCCAACTCTGGCGTCAAAAGGCGCGGGAAGGCACACTCACCACGGAAGAGCGGCGGGAGGCAATTCAGCTCCTGCGGCAGGACCGGATTGGCGCGGCACAGGTGTCAACAGCCTCTCGGGTGAAGAAGGCTCCGAAGGCGCCGGTGAATGCCGATGATCTGCTGAGCGAACTCGACAATATCTAATTGAAAGGAACCAAAATGCTGACCAAAAAACTCTGGGCAACAAGCCCTCAACACCTCAAGATGCTAATGGAACTCGACCTCACGCAGCCCGATGCCGAGGAACGCATCAACGACATGACAGGCTTTTCCGACTCCGACATGCGGGACTATGGCTGGGTGGAGTGCGGAACTTGCGACCGGACGTATCACCTGGAGCTGACAGACACGGTGATTCAGTCCGCAATTTCAACCTTTGACAACATGGAGCAGAAGCTCAAAAACGAATACAACGAAAAGCTCGCCGTGCTCTCTGCCGCCCGTCAGGAATTCCTCTCACTCCCTGCCCCGAAGGATTCCAAATGACCAGGCCCATATTTCCCCACTGCGTTGATAGCACCATGCTTAGTGCTTTCAGGTCTTGTCCCCAAAGCATGTTCAGGTCTTATCTGGAGCATTGGAAGCCAAAGGCCGAATCCGTGCATCTAATCGCCGGGGGTGCCTTTGCCAAGGGGGTTGAGGTTGCGCGAAAGGTCTATTGGGAAGGCCTTGTCCCACAATACAGCTCCGCTCAATCTGCCGAAACCGGCCTGTGGTCAACCCACTTCGATGGTGAGCTGTTCGTGGAATCCGCCAAAGGGGATTCAGTCTTGGCCGTGAGTGAAGGTCTGCATGCACTCCTCGTAGCCTATGGGGATTTTGAATGCCCACCCGAATCTGCGAAGTCCTGCGAACGCATGTGCGGCGCTCTGGAATACTATTTCGAAAACTACCCCCTTGGGCATGACGGCTGCTCCCCCATCCTCCTCCCAGATGGCCGCCGTGCGATTGAGTTTTCCTTCGCCGAGCCTCTCGACATCGCCCATCCAGTAACCGGTGATCCCATCCTCTACACTGGCCGCTCGGACATGATTGCCAACTTCGCTGGCGGCATCTACATCGAAGACGACAAGACAACCACATCTCTGGGGGCGCAATGGGGGCGGCAGTGGGAAATGCGCTCACAATTCACCGGGTATTGCTGGGCGGCGAAAAAGGCCAATATCATCCCCACAGGCGTGCTTGTCCGAGGAGTCTCGATTCTCAAGACCAAATACGACACCCAGAGCATCCCATCCTATCGTGCTGACTGGGAGATTGACCGCTGGGAAGAACAAACCCACCGCGACATCGCTCGTATGATTCAGTGCTGGCAAAACGAAACCTGGGACTACTCCCTCGACCACGCTTGCGCGGAGTTCGGTGGGTGCAAGTTCGTTCAAGTCTGCAAATCCCCCAATCCCGAATCATGGCTGCCGATGTACTTCGAAAAGCGCGTCTGGTCACCTCTTGACAGAAAGCAGATGACAGTAGCTGAGTGGGAGGCTAGTTGGGAATAACGGTTAATCCACCGGTATTACTCATTCATAATCCCACGGAATAACTCCCATGCTAATCCAGCATTTCATCATCGAAGGCAAGTGGCTGGGCCAAGCCGAACGCCCCATGCTCGCAATTCATGGAGAACTACAGCCCCCGGCCAGCCTAATCTTCCTCTGCCATTCCTGCGGGGCTGAGTTCGCCAGATGCCCGATAGGGGCTATCAATGCACATAATGTTCAGCCCCTATGGCAGCCCTTGATGCGATGCTGCCGACGTTGCACCCCTCACAGCCTGTCCGCCCCAGCAGGCTCAATCTGGCTCTCCTGGGACGAACCATTTACACTAGCCTTTCCACCAGCAGTTTTGGATCGGGAATTCCTCCTCCACCTTAACCACTACTCCAAGGATCAAATATGACCACGGATATACAAGCTGCAGCGCCTCCAGACGAAGCTCTCCCTGAATTCGAACTCTCCGGCATCAACGCTGTTTTAATGGGGCCAGCTGGCTCCGGCAAGACCCACGCTATCGGAACGCTCGTTGAGACCGGGATTGAAGTCTTTTATCTGGGCCTCGAACCCGGACTCGAATCCCTGATCGGCTACTTCACCGACAAGGGCAAGCCAGTTCCTTCGAACCTCCACTGGCACACGCTCAAGGCACCCAAAGCATCCTTCGCTGAACTCTCCCAAGCCGCTACTAGCATCAACACAATGGGCCTGGACTCCCTGGCGAAGATGCAAGACCCGAATCGCTCGAAGCACAATCAGTTCATCACGCTTTTAACAACCTTGGCTGATTTCCCCGATGATCGCACAGGGAAGAAGTTCGGCGCTGTCGACTCTTGGGATATATCCCGCGCACTGGTAGTGGACAGTCTCACGGGCGTCAACCGCGCGGCCATGTCGCTGGTCATTGGGAATAAGCCAGTGCGTAATCAGTCCGATTGGGGCATAGCGCAGGATCAGGTTGAGAAAATATTACGGATGCTCTGCGACAATTGCAAATGCCACTTTGTACTCTTGGCCCACGTCGAGCGTGAGACAGATGCCATTTTGGGCGGTGTGAAGATCATGGTCTCCACTTTGGGCAAGGCCTTAGCCCCCAAGATCCCTGCCATGTTCTCCGACGTGATCCTTACTGTCCGCGAAGGCACCAAATGGTCATGGGATACAGCCTCCAGCCTTGCCGATGTCAAAACCCGCAACCTCACTGTTGCATCCGGCCAAACCCCATCCTTCGCCCCAATCATCGCTAAATGGAAATCCAGGAGCAATATCAAATGAACCCCCACCCTTACAGCAGCCCCAAGATCGAAGACTGGTTCACCAACGGTATCGACTTCGAACGCACACTCGCCAAGGCCGTTGAGAAAAGCCATGACAATCCCAAGCATCTGGACTTCCTCGCGGACATCAAGCACCAGTGGGACAACCGTGGCATGGCTGCCTACATGTCCCGCAAGGTCTATGCGTTTTTGTGCAACCTTGCCGAGGTGGATGAATGTCCTTGTTAAAATCCCATTGACATCTTCCATTCACCCTGCTCCACTAATAGCTAACGCATAGCGGGATGGCAGTTTCCTCAAAGCGTGTTTCACCCTCAACTGCCTACTTTTTCCAATCATCCTAATCAGGAGTTTTCAAATGTCTACATTCAATCCAGAGCAATTCCTTGACCAACAAATCGAAGGTACAAACGATACCACAGTCGTGCCAATTCCGGTTGGTGAATACATCGCAGTAGCTTCCGGCGTGAAATGCCGTCCGTGGCAGTCGAAAGACGGTCAGCAGTCCGGCCTCGCACTCGACATCACCTGGGACGTTGATGACCAGTCAGTCAAGGAATTCCTCGGGCGCGATAAAGTCACCTGCAAGCAGGGCATCATGCTCGACCTCACGGAAACTGGTGGCCTCGACATGGGCAAGGGCCGTAACATCGGTTTGGGCCGTCTGCGTGAAGCCCTCGGCATGAACGCCCCTGGCCAGCCGTTCTCCTTCTCCATGATCCCTGGCCGTGCTGCTCGTGTCAAAATCTCGCACCGTATCTCAGGCGAGGAAATCTTCGCCGAAGTCAAGCAAGTCGCAGCGGTTTAATCAGTAAAACGCAGGGCAAGGGCCGGGGCTATCTCCGGCCTTTTTTGCGACTGACGGAAGTTATTCCGGGGGATTTTGTAATGCGTTCAGAATCAATTTGTTTTCATCGGTTGGCACTCTCATATACCCCATGGGATTTAAACCTCGCCTCATTCGAATCTACCCCATTCCCGAGGCATTCCCGCCTCAATTTTCACCCCATTTCATGGAACCGCTAAAATGCACACTTGTAAACTCTCAGCCCTCGTAATCCTCGACAACCGCCAGCGCCAGGAATTCGAACCTAACGCGCTCATGGAACTCACTGAATCCATCCGCGACAATGGCCTGATGCACGCGCCTGTTCTCCGCATGTTCAACGATGATCTCGTGCTTGTAGCTGGCGAGCGCCGGATCAAAGCCATGCAAGACCTATGGGTTTTGGGCGAAGAAGTCCGTTACGACGGTCATGTCATCCCGGAAGGCGTGATTCCCTATACCACCCTTGGTGAACTCAGCGTCCTCGAAGCCGAAGAAGCAGAACTCGATGAAAACCTCAAGCGTCGCGACCTCACATGGCAGGAACATGCAGCGGCGGTACAACGCCTGCACCTCCTCCGTGGGGCGCAAAAGGAAGAAGCCTATGAGGAAATGCTCTTGGCCTGTGAAGCGGCTGGCGATGCCAACCCGCCCGTTGCCCCTGCTCCGCAAACAGTAGCCGAAACCGCGCTAGAAATCACTGGTCGCTCCGACGGCGCCTATCAAGACTCCGTTCGCAAGGAAATCATCGTCGCCAAGCATCTCCACAACCCGGAAGTCGCCAAGGCCAAATCCGTCGAGGAAGCCTTCAAAATCCTCAAGCGCCACGAGGAAT